GGCTTCTGCTTGTCAAGTCGTGCGGCAACATCGTCAGACCAGTTCTTGTCGCTGTATGAAGGGTCTGCCTTCATCTTCGCGAAAGCAGCGTCCATCATAAGGTCGACATAGGCGTCCCTGCCACGGCTCATCGCTGCCTTTTCCATAGGGGTAAGCGGTGTGCCTTCCTTGGAAGCCACATTGTCGTAGTAGTATTCGGCAAACCGCTGTGCGTTGCGCTTGAGTATTTCTTCTCTGGTTTCCGCCATACACTAATTCCTTAGAGTCCTACGGTTCCTACCTTGGTTCCCTTGTAGTAGAAACCGGCCTGAGAGCCATTGCGTTTGATATCGAGCTTGATAGGAATAGTCCTTCCACCACGGACGATATCGAGTGTAAATGTTCCTTCCGTCTTGCCACCGCCACGCTTGTTCATTTCAAGAGCGTTGCGTACTGCACTTGGACTTACCGCGTTTCCGCCTTCGAACATAGAACGAAGGGTAGCCACGCGACCGTTGTGCTCGCGCTGGTTCTTTTCAGCCTTGTCGAATCCGGCAACCTTGTCATTGTAGAGCTGGTTCAGCTGTGCGTATTCGGAAGCGTTCGAGCGGTCGATCTGGTACTTGTCGATGGTGTCTTCGTAACCCTTGAGGTCACCACGAGTCTTAGCGGCCTTCAAGTCGGTCATAGACTGGTTATAAAATACCGGCCAGTCGGCAAGCTGCGGCTGTTCAGCGACCGGAGCCGGAGTAGCAGTAGGTGCCGTTCCAGCAGTCTGTTCCGGAGTAGGAACCGGAGTCGGCGGATTCACCTTCGCGTCGTCGGCAATCATTTCCTGAGTCCAGTACGGACGGAGGTCTTGGTGCGTCATACCGAACTTTCTGGCCATCGTGAGGTCAAGCTCAAGCTTGTTCTTCGCTAGTGCGCGGTCTGTCGCGGACACGTTCTGCTCAGTCATCGCCTTGTTGTACAGCGCGTAGGAATCCTTCACGTCGCGCAACGCCTTCGCCTGGTCAACCAAGCGGTTGTCCGCAAGCTGTTGCTTCTGCATCTTCAGCTGGGCATCTTGAAGGTCACGCTGTAGCCAGCGGTTCTTGGCGTTCTCTTCCGCGTTGAACGCGAACTGGGACGCGAGCTGGTCTTTCTGGAACTCCTGTTGCTTCTGGAGCATATCGCGCTTGTCCCAAGCGTCATAGACAGTCTTGAGTCCGTTGATGACAGCGTTCGTGTTGCTCTGGATGCGTTGCTGCTCGGCCTGTTCGTAGGAACGGCGACGGTTAAGTGCCGCTTCAAGTGCCGGGGTCAGCTGGCTCCCCAAATTGTCTCTCTGATAAATTCTAGGCATCTTAACCTCGCTCAAGAATAAGTATTAGAGACCGGCCATCGCGCTCGCGTAGGCGGCCTTCGTGGACTGGCGGTCTTGCATAGCGGCAATCTTGTCGGCCTGTGCGGCATCCATAACGGAGTAGTAGTCGTTCGCAAGGTTGCCCTGCATAGCGATCTTGGATTCCGTAGCCGCACGGAGAGTGTCAAGCTGCGCTTGCTTGTTCTTGATGTAGTCCGCGTACTTGTTGTACATGAAGTTACGGTCGTCGGTGTAACGGTCGTAAGCCTGGTTGTAAAGCTCTTCGTCCTTGTCGGCGACTGCCTGTGCAATCGACTGGGCGGCACCAGAACCTCTGCCAAGTCCGGCACCGGCTGCAGTGTGCTGCACCTGTTGCGTCATATCGCCGATGATCTGGTCACGGTACGGATTGAGGAAGCTCTCGATGGTCTTGTCGTAGTTGAACGGCTTGGAGTCGATGTCATAGACATAGTCCCCAGCGTTGTAGCCACGCATCGCGTCGGCGTAGTTTCGCACGTCCTGTGCGTTGCCCATCGAGCCGCGCTGTGCGTAGTAGTCGGCGATGGTCTTGTCCATCGCGTCGTAGTTACGGTCAGCCAGAGTGCTCATCGCGCTCAGCTTGCCAAGTGCCTGGGCACGGCTCTTCGCTTCCTTGTCGGCTGCGTACTTGTTTCCGAAGTATGTCGCTGCAGCTCCACCCGCAGCCAAGATGATTGCTGGTAACATAATATTCCCCTTAGTTATCCTTGGTCAACTGTAATACCCCTTGGGCGGATATCCCTTCGCCAAGGTCTAAATTGAGTGTGCTGTTCTCAACGGTCACGATTGAACCGTCAGAACAGATTAAGAATCCGTCATACACTTCAGGCAGCGTCACGCTCGCCTTCGCTCCCTTGAACGCCACGATCTGTACTAGGTTCTTGATGATGGTGATGGAACCCCAGTCTTCGCCGAGCTTACCCCACTTGCCCTCAAGAGCCTTCTCCCAGTTCGGGTTTTCCTTACTGAAACGAACTATCTGGACTTGCGACTGCTTCATGCGAACATCCTGCTTGGTGACCACGCCACCTTGATAGTTTCTATCGCGAACGGGATACGCTCGGTCGTGCTGATTTCCAAAGTAAAGAACTTGCCGTAACCCAGATGCCACATCACCGTCTGCCAGTTGTACTGGCCTACGTGTCCAAGGTAGTAGTCTTCGTACTGGCTGAACTTGGCACCGTCCCAGCTGTAACGCACGGACACACGCGGATTGATGTCGGTCTCCGGAGACTCAAGCGTACCGTCTTCGAGCGAAGAGTACCTTGTGCTCTGCTGTCCCTGGTTACATACAAGCTCCAGCGAATCGATGAAGAACGGCTGGTCGTTGCTCGTCAGAACACCGCCACGGCGCATCTTGTAAATAGGCTTGCCGTCGTGCTCTTCGTAGCAAGTTTCGTCCATATAGCACAAGTCCTTGCCGGACGCGACCATAGTCCTGTTGTACGCGAACGTGGCGTGGTTGTACTTCCAGTACTTCAATTCGTTCTGCTGGTCGTAACTTGCGCGTCTGTGCCACATATTCTCACCGACGTCGTAAACATAAGTGACGTTGCTGTCTTCAAAAGTGATGGAGTAGAACACGTGACGGTGCTCTTGCCAGATGGAGGCGTAGGCGTTCTCCGGATTCTTGACCTGTGCGAGTTCGCGTTCGAGGTCGCCGGTAGACACACGCGTAAGGTTTGTATCGGACAACATAAACACTGCGTTTTCGCCAATGTCACTGGAACCCAGCCACAGCGTAGTGGTTCCAAGAATTGCCACGGAGTTGATAGCCTTGAGGCCAATCATACCGGCGGCGTTGTCGGGAGAGCTGAACGGATTGTTCTTGTCGTCGTTGTAACTGAATGCTTGCCAGCTACGTTGTCCGAATGTGTACAACTTAGAACCGTTACTGACAAGTGCTGTCGTGTTGTCCGGGCACCATTCGCTGTACGTAATAAATCCAATGTTGTTCGTAGTACCAAGACGCCAGATGTCATAATCGATTTCATCATTTTCAGTGGTAGTTTCGAACGGGTACTGGATGCTCGTATAAAAGCTGTCGCTCTCGGAGTCATTCACGACAAGGTAACCGTAAAGGTACGCAATGTGTGTCGGCTTGATATGCTGGCTGTCGTCGTCCGGCTTCACCGGCAACTCGATGGTGCGGAAGTCCGCTCTCTGGGAGGCAACCGGAAGCGTAGTGTTCACGGCGTACATAGAGAACCCATCGACGATACAAAGATGCGGCCCAGCCGACACGTAACCGCCTGTTTCGGTCATTCTGCATTCGGTGTTGTTCGAATAGATTTCTGCAATCTCGTGCGTGGTTCCGTCCGGGTCGAACAGATAGAGCTTGTTGCCGAACACGCCGTAAAGAACCGGAACTGAACCCACTTCCTCACGGCCACGGCTCACGCGGAAGAGTCCACGGCACTTGCCGTCAAGACCGGCAGAGAATACCCTTTCGCCGTCGACGGAGCGCATAAGAAGGCTCGTGCTGTGCTCGGTTGGATTCTGCGTTTCAGCATACATATTGACACTGTCGCCAAGGCCGACCTTGACGATGTTGCTTCGGCTCAACGAGCCAGCGATATTCTGTACCAAGAGCACACGGTTAGCCATTATAGGAACGCTCCCCTCATCAGTCCTTCGGGAGTGCAGCGGTCGTCGCCCCATTCGTTCTCGCGGAGCACCATCTTTGCATCGGCCTTGGGAGTTGAAACATTGTCAAGCATCGTCTGTACTTCGGATGCCAGTCTGTCGACCTGTGCGTCGTCCATCCTTGGGAACTTGACAGCGAGCTTGTGCGTAAGCGCGACAATAAGCAGCTCAAGGTATGCTTCCGGGATGCGTAAGTCCGTGTCGATGTCGAACCGCAGTGCGCGGTTGTAGTCCAGACGGAGGATCGGTGCGGACTTCGCCACATACGGCTTGACACGGATAACCCACTCGCCTTCGCCCAGCTGGGTGAAAGTCCACAACAGGTCGTTTTCGTTGTAGGAATCGAAGTCCGCGCTGGGCACGAATCCTAGCTTGAACATTCCGTAGATCGAACCACGGTTGACATTCAGACTGTTCAGCTTCGCCACGTCCTTAACCTTGAGGTGGGTAGCTGTCACGTAGTCCATCATCGCCTGGTCTTGCGGGTCGAACTGGTCGTACGGTCTCGGTTCCCATACCGGTGTCGGCATCTGGGACTTGGCGACATATACCGTCCTTGGGTCGCTCTTCACGACTGCGCGGATGTCGTTCTCGATATCGTCGACCGTAGGGATGTTCAACGGGTCTTGGAGTTCTTCGATTGTGTCAAAATATTTCCAGTCTTCGCCAGCCATCAAATCGGTCTGGTCGTAGATGTGGATAGTCTGGGAAGCCTTCATGTCAAGCTTCCCTTGAGTGAAAACAAGGTAATTGTCGTTATTAAAGGATGATACGATTCCCTGAAGCAGCTTGTATGCCGACAACATCAGGTCGCCCGGAGCCGTCTGCCGACGGGGCACTATGTTGGCTCTGCTTAGAGCATCCGTAATTATGGTTCTAACTTCCATTGACTGCTCCGGCTAAAATTTCCGTGTACAGTCAGAATAAGTAGTGCTAGTAGTTGGCACTGTTGAAGTAGCGTAGGTAGTTCTCGCAGATGTCCGACGCCTTGGACGCGCTTATGTCGCCCGAAGACGTGTGCTCGCCGTGGTTTTTCGCGTAGAGTGCCAACGCGATTGCGTCTGCAAGGTCGGGCGACTTGCCACCCAGCTGCTTCTTTACGAGTTCCTTGGGCAAGAGAGCCTGACGCCCACGGTTGTCGATGCAGTACTGGATAGCCAACAGTTCCGTCTTCGCTTCCTCCGGTATCCAAAAACCGCGTTTGATCTCGGCGGCAAGCTCTATGAACATTTCCGTCCTGGCTTGCGGATAGAGCCTTTCGTCGAACGCCTTCTGACTAAAATTGACAGGAGTAATGTCCATTTGCTTCAACGCCAAAAGGTCTACCGGGCCTTGCCCATAACCACCGGTGCTGTCACCACACGCCGATACTGGATGCCATTTGTTCCACGCATCCTCAATCTGTTCGACTTTCTGGCTGGTGTTCAAATCCGGTTTTCCAAACCAATCCACAACACCCGTAGAGTCGATGACGGCTACCATATTCATATCAACGCCAAGGCCAGCAAAGTCGCAGCCCATCCAGTACTTCTTGTCAGGGCACGGAAGCTTCGCAACAAGGAAATCCTTGCGCATCACGATCTGACTTGCAATGTCAAAGTCAAAGATTTCGCCCAGCACTTGCTGGCGGTAGATGTTGCTACCTTCCACATAACGGTCTTTCAGCGACTGCTTGAACTCCTTGGAAGTGAAGGGGTTGTCCAATGCTGTTGCGTGTACGACGCAGTCCGGATGTTTCTTGCAGAGGTCGCTGAACCAAGATTCGGCAGCCATAGACTGCGGAGACGAAATCATTCGTGACATCGGAAGGTACAGACCGCCACGCATACGGTCACTCGCGTACTGGTAGCATTCCTCACAGCAATATGCAGCTTCGTCGATTGCTAACAAACTAATTTCGGACA